TGGGAACATTTTATCAGGAAAGTCAAGGAAAGTCAGAAATATCGGAGGTTTTGACATGGCTTATCAGGGAATTGATTATCTGAGGAATAAACTGGCCCAGAAGCAGAGCCGGGTGAACCTCCGGTATAACTATTACGAGATGAAGAACTTCGTCAAGGACTTCAACATCGCGATCCCGAAGGAATGGAACTTCCTGAGAGCGGTGCTGGGATGGTCGGCGAAGGCGGTTGACGCGCTGGCGGACCGGCTGGTGTTCACGGAGTTCGCGGACGACAACTTCGACCTGAACAGCATCTTCGCGATGAACAGTCAGGACGTGTTCGTGGACAGCGCGATCATCAGCGCGTGCATTGCGTCATGCTGCTTCTGCTATATCAGCGCGGACGAAGACGGCTTCCCGCGGCTGCAGGTGATTGACGGATATGACGCGACGGGGATCATCGACCCGATCACGAACCTGCTGACGGAAGGCTACGCGGTCCTGGAGCGGGACGAACAGACGAAAAAACCGTCCATGGAAGCCTGGTTCACGGCGGAGGAGACGGTTTTCTTCGATATTGCCAGGCAAACGGTGAACAGTATCCCGAACCCGGCGCCGTATCCGCTGCTGGTTCCGATTATCTTCCGGCCGGACGCGCGGAGGCCCTTCGGACACAGCCGGATCAGCCGGGCGTGCATGGAACTGCAGCAGGCGGCGCTGCGGACGCTGAAGCGGAGCGAGGTTACGGCAGAATTCTACAGTTTCCCGCAGAAGTACGTGACGGGGCTCTCTCCGGACAATGAGATGATGGACAAATGGAAAGCCACCATCAGCAGCATGCTGCAGTTCACGAAGGACGAGGACGGCGATCACCCGATGCTTGGCCAGTTCACGACCCAGAGCGTGACGCCGCACATGGACCAGCTGCGGATGTACGCCAGTCTGTTCGCCGGAGAGACGGGGCTGACGCTGGACGACCTGGGCTTCGTGGGCGAGAACCCGAGCAGCGCGGAATCCATCCGGGCGACGCATGAAAACATGCGGCTGACGGCGCGGAAGGCCCAGCGGAACTTCGGAACCGGCTTCCTGAACGTCGGATACCTGGCAGCATGCGTGCGGGATAACTTCCCGTACAAACGAAACCAGCTGTACAAGACCAAACCGCGGTGGGAGCCCGTGTTCGAGCCGGACGCGGCGCAGCTGAGCGGTATCGGCGACGCGGCGATCAAGATCCAGCAGAGCTTCCCGGACTACTTTACCGAGGAGAAGCTGCATGACCTGACGGGCATCTGAGGTGAGATCGCATGAATTATGATGAGATCTTGCGAAAAATCCTGCGGAAGTACGGCGCGGCGACGAACAACATCCGGATCATGCAGGTGATCGAGAGCAAACTGAAGAAACGGACGGCCACGTACGCGGACGCAAACAAATTCGCCCAGGAGATCGGCCGGATCCTGACGGACGTGCTGCGGGAACACCTGCCGGAGGCGCTGACGGACGGGAAACTGTACCGGGCAGCGGCGGAGGTGCTGGTTGCGGGACCGATGAAGACTGCCGGCAACGACGTCGGGAAGGTTGCGGCGGAGATCCAGAAACAGCTGAACGAAAACGCCGGGATTGGGCTGAACGCGGTGCGGCCGGAGCTGAACCAGGACCAGATTGACGGCATTATTACCGGGATCTGCAACGCGGAAAGCTACGGGGGCAGCGTGGAGCTGCTGATGGACCAGGTGGCCGGCTTCCTGGAGGGGCATGTGGACGATTTTGTCCACGACAATGCCGATTTCCAGGACAAAACCGGGCTGACGGTGATGGTGCAGCGGATCGCGGACGCGAAGTGCTGCAGCTGGTGCAACAGCCTGGCGGGAACCTATCCGTATGAGGACGTGCGGGACAAGGGCAACGACGTGTGGAAGCGCCACAACAACTGCCATTGCCAGATCCTGTTCGACCCGACCGGCGCCAGACGGAGGCGCAGGAGATAACAACCGAATAAAAGCGCGGGAATCACACACAGAGAACAAAACGAAAGGAAGTGACATCTTCCCTCCGGTTCCGGGAACCCGCGCTTTTAGTTTGTTCCGCGAAGGGGAGGGCGCGGGACGGAAGAGACTGGCAAAAAAGACACGAGGAGGAGGAGCATGGAGGCACGGAAAGGCCGCCAGACTCCTACCACGAGCGTGGTACTGCCGTATGACAGAACACTTGGGCAGGAAGCCATCGACTTGTACGAAAAGACCGGACGGACCGCGATGGAGTGGCAGAAACGCATCGTCAGCGACATTATGGCGCGGAACGACAGCGATCTGTGGACCCACAGCAAATTCGGATACGCCGTGCCACGACGGAACGGAAAGAACGAAATCGCGGCCATCGTGGAACTCTGGGGGCTGAGGAACGGGGAGAACATCCTGCACACAGCCCACCGAACGACAACGAGCCGAAGCGCATGGGAGCGGCTGAAGCAGCTGCTGGACGACGCGGAGATCCCCCACAAGGATTCCGGCGCACTGGGGCAGGAAACGATCCGGTGCAAGGAGACCGGCGGCGTGATCCATTTCCGGACACGCACGAGCAAGGGCGGACTCGGCGAGGGCTTCGACCGGATGATCATCGACGAGGCGCAGGAATACACGGAAGATCAGGAAACCAGCCTGAAGTACGTTGTTTCCGCTGCGCCGAACCCGCAGACGCTGTTCTGCGGGACGCCGCCGACAACCGAATCCACAGGCACCGTGTTCATGCACATGCGCGACACGATCCTGACGGATGGGATGGATGACACAGGCTGGGCTGAATGGTCCGTGGACGAAATCCACAAACAGACGGATATCGACGCCTGGTACGAATGCAACCCAAGCCTGGGCACCATCCTGACGGAGCGGGCCGTGAAGGCCGAGGTCGGACCGAACGAACTGGATTTCAACATCCAGCGGCTCGGGTACTGGATCCGGTACAACTTAAAGAGCGCGGTGAGCCGCGCGGAATGGGACGAGCTGCAGTGCACGGAGCCTCCGGCACTCCGCAGCTCGATTTTTGTCGGGATCAAGTACTCGAAGACCGACACGGTGGCCGTGTCCATCGCCGTACGCGCCGAAGATGGTCGGATCTTCGTCGAGGCGATCGACTGCAGGCCGTTCCGGGACGGTCCAGACTGGATCCTGAGTTTCCTGAAGGGCATCGAATACGCGGCGGTCGTGATCGACGGCGCCAGCGGACAGCACCTGCTGAAGGACGCAATGCGCGACGCGAGGTTGTACCGGACGACGCTGCCGAAGGTGGTCGAGATCATCAAGGCGAACGCGAGCTTCGAGGAACGGCTGGCAGCGAAGGAACTGTGCCACATGGGGCAGCCTTCGCTGACAGACTCCGTCACGAACTGCGAGAAGCGCCAGATCGGCAGCAACGGCGGGTTCGGGTACAAATCGATCAACGAAGCATACGACATCGCGCTGATGGACAGCATGATCCTGGCGCAATGGATGTGCGGGCAGAAAACCAAACCAACTGTCAAGCGGCAGAAAATCAGCTACTAACGCGAAAAGCGTCAGTATATTTTACCGTACCACCGGGTAAGTGGGAGGAGGATTTACACATGGCAGAGTTTACACCAATCACGATCAACAGCCAGGAAGAATTGAACAAGATGTTCGCGGAAAGGGCGGAGGCTGCCAGAAGGGCGGAACGCGAACGTATGGAAAAGCAGTATGCCGGCTTCGATGACTTTAAAACAAAAGCTGAGAAGTACGACGCGGACGTTCATGCCCTGAACGAGACAATCTCCGGGCTGAAAAGTGAAAGGGAAACAAGCGCGGCAAGGATCAAAGAGCTGGAAGCGCAGAACCGGGAATACGAGACCGCCTCGGTAAAAACGCGAATTGCCCGGGAAGCAGGACTTCCGGCGGAGCTGGCAGACAGGCTGAGCGGAGCGGACGAAGCGGCCATGAGAACGGACGCGGAGAACCTGGCAAAGCTGATCCGGAGCCAGAACGTAGCCCCGATGTACAAGCCGACCGGCGAGGGAGGAAACGACACGAAGGACGCCGCGCTGAAGGATCTGCTGAAAAAGGTGCGACAAAACTAAGGAGGCAGCGATGGCAAACACCACCACCACGAAGACCGTGGCATGGACCCACGGCGTCAACACCATCTATGCCGGCACGCCTCTGGACACGAACGGCAAACCCGTGATGGACAACACGGCTGTCGGTATCGTGGCGGAGGATTTGCACGCGCCGGACAGGACGGCGACGGTGATCACCGCCGGGGAATGGAACGAGATCGTCAATCAGGCGCGGTTCCGCATCCCGGACGCGGTGAAACTGGCGCTGTCGGATATCACCTTTACACCGCCGCCCGCGGTGCCGCTTTCGGCGTATGTGCTGAAAACGGACCTGGCAAGCGTTGAAGCCGCCGGCATTGTGAAGCAGGCGGAGGCTGTCGATGACGTGGAATCTGCTCCGGCAGCCGCGGATTTCAACGGCCTGCTGGACGCCCTGCGGGACGCCGGCATCATCAATGTTCCGGAACCTGAACCGGATCCGGAAGAAACAACCGAAACTTAATTACAGGAGGTAACAAAACATGAGTCTTCCGAATACTGCAAACGCGATTGCTCGCGGATCCCTTTTCCCTGCTGAGCTGGTGCCCGGATTCCTGAACCAGGTCAAAGGCAGGAGCTCCATCGCCGCCCTGTGCGGATCTGACCCGATCCCCTTCAACGGCAAAGAGTATTTTACCTTCAACATGGACAACGACGTGGACATCGTCGCTGAAGCGGGCGCCAAGAGCGCCGGCGGCGGCCAGGTCGGCAGCGTGACCATCGTGCCCGTCAAGATCGAGTACGGCATGCGCGTGTCCGATGAATTCATCTACGGCAGCGAAGAAGTCGCCCTGAACATCATGCGTGCATTCTCTGAAGGCTGGAGCAAGAAGGTTGCCCGCGGCATCGACATCATGGCGATGCACGGCGTGAACCCGCGGACCGGCCTGGCTGCCAGCGGCACCATCGGCAACAACTACCTGGACTATGCGGCCGGCACCAAGATCACCTATCTTGGATCCAGTTCCACCGCGTACCAGAACGTTGACGCCGCCATCGCCGGCGTGAACGCTGCGGACCACGAGGTCACCGGCGCGATCATGGGCAGCACCATCCGCGCGGCCCTGGCGGCCATGGTTGACAGCGACAACCGGCCCGTGTTCCCGGAACTGGCCTGGGGCGGACGTCCCGGCAGCCTGAACGGGCTGAAGGTCGACTTCAACGGCCCGACCGTTGAATTCAACAGCGCGAAGACCCGCGCCATCATCGGCGACTTCGCGAACTTCTTCAAGTGGGGCATTGCGAAGGAACTGCCGATCCAGGTGATCCAGTACGGCAATCCGGACAACGACGCCACCGCCGGCGACCTCGCCGGACACAACCAGGTCTACCTCCGCGGCGAAGCCTACGTGGGCTGGGGCATCCTGGATGCCACCGCCTTCGCGACGATCGCGACGACCTGATGAAATACCTGAACAAGCGGACAGGGAACGTGATCATCGTTCCCTGCCGCCTGGAAGGGCCCGACTGGGAAGAGATCACGGACGCGGAAAAGAGCGAGCCGAAGGAGGAGACACCCGCGAAAGCGGCACCAAAGAAGAGAACCGCAAAGAAGGGGTGAGCACCTGATGGCAAACTACGCAACCGTGCAGGACGTGCAGACGCTGTGGCGGACACTGACAGCCGCGGAGCAGGCCCGCGCGGCGGCACTGATTCCTGTTATCTGTTCCAGTTTGCGGGAGGAAGCCCGCAAGGTCCACAAGGACCTGGACCTGATGATCCTGGAAGACCAGGAGCTGGCGAACGTGGCGAAGAGCGTGACCGTGGACGTGGTCGCGCGGACGCTGATGACCAGCACGAACCAGGAACCGGCCACCCAGTTCAGCCAGAGCGCCCTCGGGTACACCGTGAGCGGGACGTATCTTGTCCCGGGCGGCGGGCTTTTCATCAAAAAGACCGAGCTGGCCCGGCTGGGGCTGCGGCGGCAGCAGATGGGGGTGATCGAATTCTATGGCACTCCTGAGCGGAATAACAGTTGTCCTGATTACTAAGAAACAGACCGGGACCGACGCCTTCAACCGGCCGATCGAGACCGACGTGCGGCAGAACGTGGACAACGTACTGATCGCCCCGGTGAGCCAGACAAGCGGGCTGGACGTCATCAACGAACTGAGCCTGAACGGCAAGAAGGCCAAGTACATCCTCGGGATCCCGAAGGGCGACACGCACAACTGGGAGGACGCCGAGATTGAATTTTTCGGCGAGCGCTGGCGGTCCGTTGGCATGACCACCCAGGGACTGGAGCACCTGATTCCGCTGGACTGGAACAAGAAAGTGCTGGTGGACCGGTATGGCTGAGAAATTCCGGATTGAACTGAACAGCGAAGGCGTGCGGGAGCTGCTGAAGAGCGCGGAGATGGAAGCGATCTGCCGGGAACAGGCGAACGCCATCGCAGCGCGGGCCGGTGACGGCTACACAGTCAGCACGTACAGCGGAAAAACCCGTGTGAACGCCAGCGTGATCACGGCAACGGCCAAAGCGGCCCGGGACAACCTGAAAAACAACACCCTGCTGAAGGCGGTGAGATGATGAATGATTTCCTGATCGAGGCGGCAGTGATCGCGCACCTGATGAGCGAGCTGCAGACGGAGCACGTTTACGCGGAGCGCCCGAAGAACCCGCCGGAGGAATACTACATCGTTGAGCGTACTTCCAGCGGAGAGACGAACCACATCCAGACGGCGACGATCGCCGTGCAGAGCTACGGCGGGAGCATGCTCCGGGCCGCGGAGATGTGCGTGGATGTGAGGCGGGTCATGCCGCTGATTGTCCAGACAACGGAGGACGTCAGCTGCTGCCGGCTGAACAGCGCGTACAACTACACGGACGAAGAAACCCGCCAGTACCGCTACCAGGCGGTATTTGATCTCTATTACATGGAAGGAGAATAAAACTATGGCGAATACTGTTACGAACGTATCCACCGGCAAACCGAAAATTGGCGGCGCGATCTACCGCGCAGCCAGGACGGAGAACCTGGTGATCCCGACCACGGCTGCCGCTGAGCTCAGCTCCGATTACAAGTGCCTGGGCTACGTCAGCGAGGACGGCCTGAAGAACAACATGACCACGGACAGCGACAAGGTGAAGGCCTGGGGCGGCGACACCGTGCTGGCCTACCAGAAGGGCAAGGACGACGTTTTCACCTTCAGCCTGCTGGAGGTGCTTAACGACGACGTGCTGAAGACCGTCTTCGGCGACAGCAACGTCACGATCACGGCGGCCACCAGCTCCGCGCCGAAGAGCGTTGCGGTGGCGGTGAACAACACCGAGCTGGTCGAGTCCGTGTGGGTCATCGACATGATCATGCGCGGAAACAACCCGCGCCGGATCGTGATCCCCTACGGCAAGGTCACGGACATCGGCGAGATCACCTACAAGGACGACGACGTGGTCAAGTACGACGTGAGCCTGCAGGCGATGCCTGACACCGCCGGCAACAGCCACTACGAGTACACCAACGTCGGCACGGCCACGACCTAAGGCAAGAAACGAGGAGGAGAAAGATGAAGAATATCCGGCTGGAAAACGGTTTGAACATTGAGATCCAGGAAAACGCACTGAACAACATGGAACTGCTTGACGATCTGGTTGATCTGGACGAGGGCAATGGCTACGCCATCAGCCGGATCGTCAGCAGGATCCTGTCGAAGGAACAGAAGAAAAAGCTGTACGACCACCTGCGTGAGGACGGAACGGTCCAGGTCAGCAAGGTTGTCGAAGCGTTGAAGGAGATCTTTGACAAACTGGGGGAACAGGGAAAAAACTGATGATCCTCGCCGGCATGATCCGCACGGATGAATCCGCGCTGATCTGTGACCTGGCGGAGACATACGGAGTTACAGACTGGAAGGCGCTGCCGCTACGAACCGCGGCGGCGCTTGCTTCCGGTTTACGGGAAAATTCACGGATCCGCATGAAGATGAGCGGAATCAAAGTGGATCAGATGACACTGCTGACGGCGATGATCGTGGACCGGCTGAGCCTGCTGGTATGGTCGAAAACCAAGGACGCGGAACACGGGCAAAACCGACCGGCGAGCATCGCGGCGGCAATCCTGGGAGCCGGCGAGGAAACACAGGAAGACGAATGCCAGGCATACCAGACGGCAGAGGAATTTCAGGCCGCATGGAAGGCGGCAATGGAGGGGAACTAAATGGCGACCGAGCTCGCGAAAGCATATGTACAGATTGTTCCGAGCGCACAGGGCATCAGCGGATCCATCAGCAATGTGCTGAGCGGTGAAAGTGCATCCGCGGGCGAGAAGAGCGGCCAGAGCATCGCCAACAGCCTGGCGGGCAAACTGAAAAGCGCCCTTGTCGGGCTCGGGGTCGGGAAGATCGTCAGCGACGCCATCGGGAGCACGAGCGAATTCGAGACCAGCATGGCGAAGGTCAACACGCTGTTTGCAGGGAAACCGGAGCAGTTCAAAGGACTGCAGAACGAAATCCTGGAGCTTTCCAGCGCGTACGGCCTGGGCGCGACCACGCTGGCGGAGGCGGCATACAGCGCGGAATCTGCCGGCGTATCGATGGAAAATATGACGGCCATGCTGAGCGGATCCGCGCAGCTGGCTCTTGCAGGTTTTACGGACGTTGACACCGCCCTGAGCGCTACGGCGAAAACCATGAACGCCTACGGGGAGAACCTGAAGAGCATCAGCGGCGAAGCGATGGGGCTGGAGGACGTCCAGAAGATCCTGATCCAGACACAGAACCTTGGCATTACGACGGTGGGCGAGCTAGGCGCGAGCCTGGCAAACGTTACACCGACCGCAGCGGCCACCGGCGTCAGCTTCGACCAGATCGGCGCCGCGTTGGCACAGATGACGGCGGCCGGCGTGCCGACGGCCCAGGCGACCACCCAGCTGCGGAGCGCCATGACAGAGCTCGGCAAGGCAGGGACAAAAGCGGACCTCGCCTTCCGGGAAGCTGCGAAGGACACGAAATACGCCGGGAAGAGTTTCCAGGAAGTAATGGCCAGCGGGGCGAACCTGGGCGACGTATTCGGCCTCATGCAGACGTATGCAGACGAAGCAGGGCTAAGCATGGTCGACCTGTGGGGAAGCGTGGAGGCCGGCAACGCGGCCATGCTGATTGCAGGCGACGTAGAGAAGTTCACCAGCAACCTGGAAGCGATGGGCACGGACCTGGACGTCGTCGGTGACGCATACGGAAAGATGGCGGACACCTTCGGCAGCACCATGAACCGGCTGAAGGAATCCGCGAAAAACTTCATGACAACGCTGTTCACCGGCGGGGACATTTCGGCGAGTTTCGACCAGATGCTGAGCAGTCTCGGCGACGTCGGATCTAAACTTGGCCAGTGGCTGACAACCGGCGTGAAGGGCCTGGCGGAGAACCTGCCCAACATGATGAGCAGCCTGCTGGATTTCGGCGGATCCATCCTTGATTCACTGAGCAAGGTCGACTGGATCGACCTGGGCGTCACGATCCTGAACGGGATCATCGGCGCACTTGGAACGCTAGGCACGCGGCTGATCACGGTGGTCAGCGACGGGATCAAGGCGGTTGTGAACGGGGACGTGCCGTTCGCGGACATCGGCACCGCACTGTGGAACGGTGTGACGAGCGTGATCACCACGGCCGGCGACTGGCTGAAAACGCTGTTCGACGCGGCGGTAAGCTCCGTTACCGGTGAAAACGGCGTCACATTCGACGGGATCGGAACGGCGATCCTGAACGGTGTAAAGGCTTCGCTTGACATCAGCGGGCAATTCCTTGCCGACTTGTTTGGCCTTGGACGGGATGCCGCAGCGAACGAAGAGTCGATGGGGTACAGCAGCATCGGCACGACGATCCTGAGCGGCGTGCACAGCGCCCTGGACACTGCAGGAGCATTCCTGTCCAACCTTTTCAAGAGCGGGAAAGACACGGTCGAAAGCGAAACGTTCGGATGGAACACCGTCGGCGACGCGATCAAGACCGGCGTCAGCCTGGCGCTGAACGGCGGAAAGTTCATCAGCGCGATCTTTGAAGGCGGCTGGAAGATGGCGAAGGCCGTCAACTGGGCCGGTCTTGGCGGAAGCATCTCCTCCGCGGTGATCGTCGGACTGGACGGCGTAAAAGAGCTTATGCGCGGGATCTTCGCCGGCGCCAGCACCATGGTGCAGGCTATCAACTGGGCGGGCCTCGGTGGAAGCATCTCCGCACTGGTGATTACCGGGCTGGACGGGGCAAAGAACCTGATCAGGGGCGTCTTTGACGGTGCACGGCAGATGGTCCAGGCGATCAACTGGGCAGGGCTCGGCGGAAGCGTTTCCTCCCTGGTAATCAGCGGGCTGGATAACGTCAAGGGCCTGATGACAGACGTCTTTGACGGCGCCAGGAAGATGATCCAGGCCATCAACTGGGCCGGATTGGGCGGAAGCGTTTCCTCCTTGGTGATCAGCGGGCTTAAAGGCGTCAAGAACCTGACCGTATCGATCTTTGAAGGCGCTGTTTCCCTGGTACAGGGCATTGAATGGGGGAACCTCGGCAGCAGCATCTCCGGGCTTGTGATCGGCGGCCTTGACGGCGTGAAGGGCCTGATGACGGACACCTTCGACGGTGCCAGGAAGATGGTCAGGGCCATTAACTGGGCCGGGCTCGGCGGCGGGATCTCCAGCGCGATGGAGACCGGCCTGAAGGGCGCCGCGAAGATCCTTGAGGACGCATTCACAGCAGCGCACAGCTTCATTACCGCCATTGACTGGGCACAGGCAGGGCGTGACATTCAGAGCGGCCTCGGTGATGTATGGAGCGGGATAACCGGGTTCATCGGAGGAACCCTCAGCGGCGCAGGCGCAGCCATCGAAGGCGTCGGAGAAGGCATCGGAGCGGCTGCGGAGGGCGCCGGCCAGGCGATCGCAAAGCTGTTTAACGGCGAGGACGCGAAACAGGCCGCGGAGGACCTGAAGCAGGCCATGACAGACCTCGAGACCGCAATCAAAAACGGAAAAGCGGACGTCGAGAAAGCCGCGAAGGGCATCGGAACAGGAATCCTGAACAGCCTGGAGGATGGGTTGTCTGTCGCGAGGCTGAACAACGTCGGGCAGCGGATCGTTACAGGTATTGACAGCGGGATCGGACTGAAATCGCCTGATCTGGCGACAACGGTTTCCACTCTCCAGAGCGACACTAAAGCGGGCTTCGAGGGCGGCGAAACCTACTGGAGCGACGTAGGCAGCTACGTGGTCGGACAGATCGAGAGCGGGATCGGGCTGAAAGCCGCCGGGTTCACGAAGAACAGCGGCGTCCTGATGGACAACGCGATCAAGGAAATGAAGGGCAAAGACTGGGTCGGCGTCGGCGCGGCCGTGGTTCAGGGCATTGTGGCCGGCATAAACGCCTGGTCTTATTACCTGTACAACACGATGTACAACATCGCGCGGAGTGCGTTGGCAGCGGCTAAGGATGCGCTGGGCATCGCCAGCCCGTCCAAGGTCATGCGCGACATGGTCGGCCGGTGGATTCCGGCGGGAATCGCGGCAGGCATCGAGGCGAACAGCAGCATGGTTACTGACGCGATGGACGACCTGGTGTATGACACGACGGCGGGCAGCATCGGCGCCATGGCGGCGCAGGGCACGGCCATCGGCAGCAGCATGGCACCGGCCGCCGGGGGAGGAGCCGGGAGCGCGGCATACCTGCAGGGCATGGCGACGGAGATCGTCAACGCGATCCGGACCGGCATCGAGAACGCGAAGATTCCGGTTTACCTGGACGGCAGGGCCGTGACGGACGAGATCAGCAGGCGGCTGGGAGAGGACATAACGGCGAGGAGGTTCGCGTGAAATGAGGGAACCAATTGACATCATCCTGAATGATACGGCGATCCTGACGGCATGCCCGGAGATCCTGATCCAGGACGTGAGCCACACCGCGCCGGCATTCGCGCGGGACTGGATGCGCCAGGCCAACCGGGACGGAATGATCATGGGGAACGAACGGAAGGAAGGCTGCGGCGTCGGCATCAAATTCGTGCTGCCGGTCCGGGATTACGCGGAGCGGATGGAGGCACTTGGATCCATTACGGCATGGTGCCAGAAGGGCGGCGTCCTGGAGACAGAAGACCGGCCCGGGCAGCGGCTGCACGTCGTATGCGAGAAGATGCCGAGCATGGCCAGCGTGAAGAACATCGGCGACGAGATGGAAATCCGGTTCAAGGCGTATGCGCGGCCGTTCTGGGAGGAAAGCACGCCGGAAACACTGGAGATGGCCGCAGGCACGAGCGGCAGCGGGACGATTACGGTCCCGGGGAACATCGACGGGGCGCTTGTCGAGGCGGAGATCACCGCCGGCGCTTCTGTCAGCGAGATTACGCTGACGGTCGGGGAAACCAGTATCACGCTGAGCGGGATCGCGCTGGAGAACGGGCAGATCGTCAAGATCCAGTACGACGAACGGAACATTCAGAGCATTAAGGTCGGCGGGACGTCGCTGATGGACAAACGGACCGGATCGGACGACCTTCTGACCGTATGCGGGGAGAATGAAGTTGAATTCAGCGCCAGCGCATCGGTCCAGGTGACGTTTAAGGTCAGGGGGCTGTGGGCATGATCACACTTCCGAAATTACTGGACGCAAACGGGGACGAAGCGGAACGGCTTCGCCCTCTTTCTTTGTCCATTTATGAGCAGATTGTTCCGCTGAGCACGGCAAACATGGTGCTGATGCCGGATCAGACGATCCCGGACAGGAGTTATGTTGAACTGTTCACAGCGAATGGATCTGCCGGAGTTTACCGGAGCCGGGTTCCGAAAACAGGGTACAAGCAGACGAATTCCTATACGCTGGAACACGCGATTTGCGAGGTCGGGGATTGGCTCGTCCGGGACGAGATCGAGAAGACGCAGAAAACGCTTGCGCAAGCCATTGCTCAAGTCTTCAGCTATTACGGCGGGAGCCGGTGGCAGCTGGGCACGATCAGCGCATCTGGCAACGTGATCCTGAGCGCGAATTACAGCAACGTACTGCAGACGATGAACAGCCTGATTGCACAGGTCGAAGGGGCTGTGATGCAGTTTGATTTCTCCACGGAACCGTGGACGGTCAGCGTTGGCACGATCCCATCCGTGGTATCTGCGGAGGGACGTGTCAGCCGGAACGTGACCGGGGTGGTGATCCAGAAGGACGATTCAAACCTCTGCACAAGAGTATGGCTTGCTGGGCTGCAGAACGGGTATATGGACGCTGACACGATCAGCGAGTACGGAGTGATCGAACGGAAACTGAACGGGGATTACACGGATTCTGAGGCGGCTATCGTGGCAGCTGCGTACCTTGCGAAATATAAAAGACCTTCCTACACCGTGACGGTGGACGGGATCGACTTTTCCGCTCTGACGGGCGAACCGCTCGACCGGGTGGAGATCGGGAAGTTGTATCGGCTGGTGATCCCGGAGGACGGTGTGACCATTGAACAGCCTATCGTCACGATCAGCTGGAGGGATGTTATCAATTCTCCGAACGTGGTGACGGTAACGCTGAGCAAGCCGAACACCACGCTGATCGATTTCATCAAGAAGGATAACTCTGATATCCGGTCGGAAGTCGAATCGTCAAATAGTGAAATCTATACCTATGTTGATAACACAGGATCAGACCTCCGGGAAAGAATCGCAACTGCCGCTGAAGGACTCCGGGCAGAAGTAAGCGCAGAAAGCAGTGAGATTTACGTTTATATCGCGGCAACCACCAGCGTCATCAGGAGTTCACTGAATGACAGCACGAGCCTACTGTATTCCGAGATCCTTCAGACTGCCACGTTCATCCGGTCATCCGTGCATAACGAACTGAGCAATTTCTACACGGAAATCATGCAGATGGCGTCTGCCATCGTGATCCGCACTGGTGATGCCACAAAGACCTTCGGACAGTGGAACCAGCCTACCGGGACTTCGGAGAATCCTCTGGTGGAGGGCGATCTGTGGTTCAAGGGAAAGAACCAGTTCACATGGGGCGATGCAGAGAATTACCGCTGGATCGATGACGTTGATGTCAACTGGAACGAGATGAAAACCACGGAGGTGTACCGCTATGACGGCACAACGTGGAACAAAGTCATCGATGAAAAAGCCCTGTTGCAGGACAGCAAGTTCGAGGTTACCAAAGAGGGCATCCGGAACGTAGCTGCCCGGGTAGATATAGTTGACGGCAACGTGGAAAGCTACCGGGCGGAGTTCAACGTCCGGGCTGATGCGATTGAGAGCAGCGTGTCGGAGCAGGTGGAGGGGCTGACCTCCAATATCCAGCAGACGGCACGGGAGATCAACGCATCCGTCAGCGCGGCTAACAGCCAGATCTATTCCGAGATCCGGGCAACCGCCACGAGCATTACGGCAACGGTAGACAACAAGCTGGACGGCGTGCGGTCGACCATTGAACAGACGGCAAACACGATCCGGTCTGAAGTCAATGCGGAAAACAGTCAGGTTTATTCCTACATCGAACAGACTGCTTCCTACATCAGGACGGAGGTCGGAAATTCAATATCCGATGTCCGGTCATCCATTACGCAAACGGCGGACAGCATCCGGTCGGATGTGAGCGCATCCAACAGCCAGGTTTATTCATACATTCAGCAGACCGCCACGAGCATCACGATGTCCGTGAACAACGAGATATCCAACGTCCGGGCTGCGATCAACGTGGAGTCGAACCGGATCAGCCTCGTGGTGGAGGGAACCGGGGAAAACGCCCACATCAAACCGGCAAGCATTGTGGCTGCGATCAATGACGGAACGAGTTCCATCGTGATCAGTGCCGATCATATCGATCTGGACGGGCTGGTCAGGGCGACGGATCTGACGGCGGACTTCATCAACGGCAAGATCGGGCAGATTGCGAACATGAACGGCATCGCTGCGACATTCAGCGGGAATGTTGTATGTGCTGGGCTGATCGCTAATGGCGTTTATGTGAAGGCTGGCGGGTCGAATGTAGATCTGAGCGGTGGGGTTTCTGCGGTGCAGATTGCTGGCCCGACTAACAACATATACACGCTTCAATACAAAAATTACGGTGATTCCGGGTGGACAAATGCAGGAAATTTTAGCCGAGCCACTACTCTGAGCGGTGCGTGGAGTGGTGGCGATCTCACGGTGAGCGCATCGCCACAGGGGAACACGCACACGGAAAGCCTGTGGGTCGGAGGATGGAACTGGAGCGGAATGGTTGGAACAGCGAACATCTATTCCGATAACGGGAACGGGGTCACGCACGACACCGGAGCGGATGCAACCATCGACCTGTCCACCATCTTCACGTATCTCGGACGGCGTGAACTCGGATACATGGATCACGGACAGTTTGAGTCTGTCGGAAATCATATCTGGTATTACCAGCAATAAGGAGGAGGACGAACATGGAGGAACTGGCAAACAGGATTCAGGGCGTTATTGATCAGCTGCAAGGGCTTCGGATCACATCGAACTATGACACGATGAACAAATTGATGTGGAGCATGCAGACGCTGGCAAAGATCCGGGACGAGCTGAAGGAGGCAAAAGCGGATGGAGACAATCACGCTGAGTGACGGCACGGTTGTAAACGGTCATTGCTTTTCGGATGACCGGAACCTGTACGTGTATTTGGATGGCAAAACCGTGATCGAAGGCGTGATGATCTGCACGCCGGAGCGGATGAGCCGGATCGTGGCGCACAACCACGGAAACGAACACGTTTACGAGGGGTACACGGAGATCTGGAGTGCGAACCACGAATTCGGCAACTGCAACCTGATACTGCGGAGGCGGGAAGATGCTTGACATCATCATTACCCACTACAGAGAGTCGTGGGAGGTCTGCCGGAAGCTGTTCTGGATGATCGACCTTCAGCGGATGGTGGATTGGGAGCAGATCACGGTGACGGTGGTCAATGACGGCGGGTTCCGATTGCCGGAGGAACGGCTGGCAGAACTGCATTACCCGGTTCGCCAGCTGGACATTCCGCACGGGGGGATATCAGCCGCCAGGAATGCAGGAATGGAGAACGCAAAGGGCGAGTGGATCATGTACTGCGATTGCGACGACACGTATGAAAACATCTACGCACTGCGGGACATCCAGAACATCCTGAGCAAGGAAGCAGAAGAGCGGTTCGACATGCTGTGGTGCAAATGTACTGCGGAGGACAACATCAAAAACACCGACCTTCTGTACGTGATCCCGGAGAAACAGGTGTTCGTGTTCTGCCACGGCAAGATCTACAGGCGGCGTTTCCTGATGGATGAGGGCATCCGGTTTGACACCTCGCTGACGTTCAACGAGGACAGCCATTTCAATGCGGTGATCATCGCCAGAACGCCGCACACACGGATCGGCGAGGTCAGGACGCATGCCCCGGCGTACAGCTGGATCAGACGTGGAAATAGCGTGACCACGAGGGAAGGCGTGGACGATGAAGCGGAACTGAACCAGTTCCACCGGAACCTGATGGTCACGGAGGAGAACAGGCTGCACCGGGGATACGAGAATTACTGTGGCATGGTAACCCGGACGGCATACGATGTTTATTACATGGTTTACGGAAAGCGGCTGACGATGCGGGGCAAACGGCGGATCTACGATGAGTTCGCCCCGTGGATCAGGGAGCGGCGGACGGCGTTCGGACAGGTTACGCCGGAGATCCTCGACCAGATCCGGGAGGTCAGCCGAATGGAATTACTGGAGCCGGGGGAGATCGTCCCGGACAGCCATGAATTGGTGAGCGAATGGGTGCATAAGGTCATGGAGGTGACGGGATGAACAGATCTACAAAATTCAACTTTTTCCTGCCGCAGAACACCGACCCGATTGAGGTCAGCGATTTCAACAGCAACTTCGAGACGATTGACGCAAATCTGCTGACGAAAGCGCAGAGCCTGACGGAAGCGCAGAAGGCGGCAGTCCGGGCGAACGTGGATCTGAACGTGGCGAACAACCTGACCACAACGGCAGCGGGGTCTGTGCTTGATGCCAGACAGGGAAATGAACTGAATAACAAAATCCTTTATTCAGTGTTTCCTGTGTATAGCGGAACAAGCATCGGCACGGCAACGGATTTTAATTCGTTGGTAACGCCCGGGGTTTACACTATTTATCAGGACGGTATAGCACAAAGCAGTAGCAATTGCCCGTCAACTTATGCCGGGAAACTTTGCGTATTCAGTCTCTCCGGGAATCCGTTTACAAGCGCATGGCAGTATGGTTGCCAGACATATAAGGATCGTGTCGGAAATGAGTTTGTTCGAGCTGTTAGCTCCAATTCTTCCGGTGCAGTAACATTCGGCAGTTGGGGCAAGATAGTACTGGACAACGATATAAGCGAATTTGTTGTAAGCACCTCGCTTAGAGCAAGACGATTTGGGAAAGTTGTATGTTTGAATGGATTTACAAATGTATCAATTAGCGGGCAGACAAATCTTGGCACTTTACCTTCTGGATATAGACCTTATGACATTATACGCGGTTTTTGCAATGTCGGTCCAAATGCGTATTCACTCAGCACAATGGCATATGTTTCGGTTGGAACAAATGGTGTAGTAACGGTAACGCCACCGAACAGCAATTCGTATGCAAGTGTTTATATGAGTCTATCATGGATCATTGCGGGCTGATGGCAAAAACAATCAATGCAGAAAGGCAGGTAAAACATCATGGCAGTGGACAAATACTTCCTCCATCAAATCAAGCAGACCAGCGGAGTGATCACAAAGGGCATCGTTGTCAAGGATACTTTCGACGCTGCGAAGCAGGGTTATCACGCTTATTTCGGCGCGTATGCCTACGGACAGGATGCCGCAACGGATTATGTCCAGTGCTTCGTTACGGACGCATACGGCAACATCCTGACCCCGGAAACGACATGGATCAAACCGGAACCGCAGGAATAATCAGGAGGTGATCTGATGATTCCGTGGTGGGTTACGGTATTTGCATTTATTACCGGAGGGGTATTCGGGGTTTTCCTGCTTGCCTTGTGTGCCGCAGGACAGAGCGAAGCGGAACGGAGGTGGAGGGATGAACAGTGCTCAGACCGTCACAAATAAGATTGCCAACTGGAAGACGGAAGGACACAGCAAGGTCGAGCTGCTGGTCCTGATTGCCGAAGCGTGCCTGGGCTGGCCTTATGTCTGGGGCGGGTACGGGCAATACTGCACGCCGGCGAACCGGAAGTCCTACGCAAACCGGGACACCTGTCCGTCAGGCGAGGCGGAGGAGATCCGCAGGAAGTGCCAGGCGCTGAACGGATCGAAAAGCGGGTGCGATGGCTGCGGGTTCTATCCGTCAGCGGTGGTCAGGTTTTTCGACTGCCGGGGATTCACTCGGTGGGTGCTGGCGCAGATCGGGATCGACCTGAAAGGCGCCGGAGCCACCAGTCAGTGGAACACGGAGAGCAACTGGAGCCAGAAGGGGCTGATCGCCGACATGCCGGAAGGCGCGGTGTGCTGCCTGTTCAACCAGAACCAGAAGGATCACAAAACCATGGAGCATACCGGGTTCTGCGTGGGCGGTGGTCAGGTGATCCACTGCTCCGGCACGGTCAAGCGGGGCAAGATCACGGATAAGGGATGGACGCATTACGCAATTCCGAAAGGACTGGAAGGAGATACACCGATGCCAGACACGAAACCGACCCTCAGAAGGGGTAGCAAGGGTGAGTACGTCACGCTGCTGCAAACTATGCTGATTCAAAGGGGCTACGATGTGGGCAGATGGGGCGCAGACGGGGCATTCGGCGCGGCTACGGAGTCGGCAGTGAAATTGTTCCAGACAGACCACGGGCTGCCTTCTGACGGCATTGTCGGGGCAAATACGTGGGCGGCATTGGAGTCCGGCGAAAAGGAACTGTACACGGTGACCATCCAGCACGTTTCCCGGAGCGTGGCTGATGAGATCATAAAGAAGTTCGGCGGGACGATGACGAAGGAGTGATGCGGTATGGACGAGGCAACGAAGGCGATCGGGTTCGGACCGGAAGCGTTATGGGTCACGGTTGGCGTGCTGCTGGCGCTGGCGGCATCAGCACTGTTGATTCTGAACCTGATCAAGACATGGAAAGAACTGAGGAAGCCGAAAGTGGAACAGGGAAAAACGGTTGAGGAACGGCTGCGGAGTGACAACGACAGGCTGAACGAACTGGAGGACACCGCAAAGAAGCAGGAGAAGGAACTGACGCTGATCCTGCGGAGCCAGATGGCGATGCTCCACCACATGGTGGACGGGAACAACACAGCGGCACTGAAACGGAGCCAGCAGGACATTGAAGAGTACCTGATGACCGGCAGGCTGAATCCATAATAAAAAGGGGTGGTGAGACTTGAGAACCGTAACGTATCGGTTGGTAGACCTGTTGCATGCGGTGATCAATCTGGGGTTCGTAGGGGAGAACGAGCACACCAGAGTGATCTTCGATTGCAAGAAGATTTATGAGGAACATCCGAATGCGCTTCAGTCGCTGGCGGTTCGGAACCCGAACGGAGACACGTATCCTGTCGTGACCACGAAGGACGGGGATCTCGTGTACTGGGATGTGGCAGATTCGGATCTGGTATATCCCGGCGTCGGGCAGATGCAGCTGACGTTCACGGAGAACGGCGTGGTCGCGAAGACGTACATCTGCGGCACACGGATCGCGCCCAGCCTGACGGCAACCGGAGAGGTTCCGACTCCGGTTGAGAACTGGATCGATCAGGCAAACGAGATCCTTGAGAGCATTCCCGGAACGATCGAGGATGCTGTGGACGATGCGCTGGAAGCCGCCAAGGAGAGCGGGGACTTTGACGGCCCGAAGGGCGACAAGGGCGACAAAGGAGACAAAGGTGACAAGGGCGACACCGGAGCACAAGGCCCGAAGGGTGATCCCGGCGCTGATGGCGCTCCCGGAACTGACGGTGCGAAGGGCGACAAAGGCGACAAGGGTGATAAAGGTGACACCGGAGCTACGGGCCCTCAGGGACCGAAAGGCGACAAGGGTGATCCCGGCGATCCCGGGGATATCATCGACGACACTGCCGGCGCCGGAGACACCGATGTCACGTTTAGCGCAGACAAACTGACAGCAGATCATACTGCTGTTATGAACGCTTTAAATCAGAGTACGTCTGCTACCAATTCTGACATCGGGAAGGCACATAGCCCTAAAACGGTGGTCGATGGGAAGGTCACGGAATGGCAGTATATTGACGCTGGTGGTGGAGGTCAAACTGACATCGGTCTGTCTGTTGTCAACGGAGAGATATGCGTTACATATGAGGAGGCGAGTGCATGAGCACAGTAACTAAACCAATTTTGAAGGATGAAACATTTGCGGCAAAAATGGACGCACTGCTCGCGGCCTTGACGCATACCTATTACACGTTGACGGTGACCGCGCTGACAAAAGACGATGTCACTGTTACCGGACAGATCGTGACCGTCCGGGAA